AGAGAGAGAAAGACAAAGACAAATAAAAAAGGAATAAAAGACCGGAACTTTCAACAAGCTTTCAATCCCATTGCAAAGATTTGCAGTAACTACCAAAAAATAACAAAATATACAAGATAATTGCAAAAAATTGCAAGATTTGTGAAAGTTGAAAAAAACTTGAAAAAATATGATTCACGTGATAAAATGAATGGGGGAAACTCCCTTCCGCACACGTTATTATACCCCTTCACATTTTTTCACTAAATATTCATCCATACATTAGGTGTTTCCTTATATTCCTTACTTATTACCCCTGCCACAAATCTTTCAAGCTGTTCATCATGTAACTTCTCTTTACGTACTTTCACCTCTTTGTCAGCGTCAGTAGCCATCTGTTCGACCCAATATCCAACAGCCATTTGAAGAGCGTCCAACCTGTCATCATGAATTAACGCACCTTTATCCCTTGTTATACGTGTCAGTTGATGAAAGAGCATATACTTAGCTTGACTTTCACTTGGATAGTTTTGGACTGTTTGTAAGTCCTTTTCAATCACCTGTGGATCAATGACTAACCTATGTTGATTCATCACAGGTTCTAAAGTATCTATTATTCTCTTCTCTTTTTGTATGTTAGATCTTACCTCTTCCATTCGTACATTGTAAATCTTACTTAGTATAGGTTTCCACAGTTCCATGAACATCCCATCACCAAAGTTAGACTCTATAAGAACCAGATTAACTTTGTTTCTCCTAGCAATAACTGAGAGAGATTCTAGATTATCTTGTTTATATCCTCCTTGCAATCCTCCACACTCAGTAACGTATAGAATACCATTTAGCATCTTTACAACTGCGTAACCAGTCTCATCCTTACCTCTTCCACTAGGGTCAACTGAAAGAACACTTCCTGTATACTCTATCCAATCTCCTAGTTTTGTTTGTGGAGAGTAGTAACCATCACCGGGTAGACCAACATTAGGTAAGTCTGTTAATTTATTTTCTGGATCTCTTGACCACACAGGTTTCTCAGGAGCTTTTTCTCCATCTAAGGACATAATAATTAGATCAGATAACTTTAAAGGATATCTATCCGCATCGCTGAGAGATGTGTCAAGTTGAAACTGTAAGTTAAATCCTGATCTACCATATGATAGTTCTCTTTCAGTAAGATCCTCATCATCAAAACGTAAAGGATCAGTAGGAGTACCTACAGGTTCAGACTTCTCACTTATAAATGGTGCTAACTTATTTGAATATCGTAGTCGTTGATTATCAGTAGGGATTCTACTAGGCCAAATACGTACTTCATATCCTCTTTCTGGTAATGTTTCATAGAGAGACATCTCAGTTTGAGGAGTTCCTAGATATACTATAGATCCTTCTGGTTTCAATATAGCATCAAATTCTTTCACAGCCTCAGACAATTTATCTCTCATTGCTTGAGTCATAGAGTTGTTAGGAACCTCCACATCATCCGCTACGATAAGATCTGCTCGACTACCAGCTAACTGTCCAGTTATACCTACACTTTTCACTGACGGGGAATGTGAAGCTAATGCTGGACCAACATCGAATGCTACCTTAGACTGTCTTTGACCTTCTCTTGATCTCAGATGTTGTAATATAGGTATCTCATTAATTAATCTTTGAGTGAATGTAGAGAAATCATCAGATCTAACTTTAGAAGCTGATACAACTAAAACTTTTAATTCAGGATCAAGGAGTAAGGTATGACATACAAAGGCAGATGTAATATAACTTTTACCTACACCACGAAAAGCCTCTATAACTCCTCGTTTAGGTTTGTTCTGTAAAAATGCTGCTATATCATATTGAACAGGAGTAGGGTTAGGAAGATTAAGATGTTTCCAACAGATAAAAAGAAAGTTACGAAAGTCTTTTAATTTATTATCCATACTATCTTCTATTTCTTACTTCATATTGAGCAAAACAAATATCACAATCAAATAAATGTTTACTTTTAGCTTTATGTGTAACTTTAGATTTATATTTTATTGTAGATAAATTATTTATTTTAATTTTATCGTATACACATGTTGGACAGTACTCTTTTTCTGTTAATGCTGTAGGAAAAGTAATACATCCTTCTACTCTCTTACACACTTGTATAAGGTTATACTCAGTACTTATAGAAATAGAAGGTAAGATAAATGTAATAATTAAAATTAATAATGTAGATCTCATACTTTCCTTTGATATATGTTTAACTGTTTTTAACCCTCTTATACTATAAGGGGAGTTAATTAAACATATATAATGAAATCAATACTTTAATTATTTAAGCTACTTTGCTATATCTTTGAGTAATATTCCTTTGAGTTGAAAGTCTATTTGTCTTATCAAATGTGCCTTTATTCTTTACTTTTTTAACCTGTCCTTTTCCATATAAGATTACTTCATGGTACTCTTCTGGGTTTGTCATGAATTTTTCTTGTACTTTAGGATGGCTCTCATGAAATTGAATACATGAAGCTGTGTAACCTGCTTCTCTAGCTATTTCAGTAAAGTCTCCAGATGGTATAAAGGACGCTAGTTCTTCAATATTTAATTGACCCATTTTTTCAGGTGGCTTATGTCTCCATCTCCAAGTTTCTTCAGGTATTCTTGGTTTTTGAGTAGGTAAAACATTATATGGATCTTGATTATCTACATACACCTCACCATTATTGTACATTCCTCCTCTACCAGTGAAGAAGTTCTCTGCATCACTAGCCGATTCTATGACCTTCCTAGTAAAGTCTTGTAACGTACTTTCTCTTTGACCCTTTGGTAACTTTTCAATTAAACGTCTAGTAGCGGCTATAATATTATTATAATCTTTTGGTTGTTGTATAAAGCCTAATTCATGACTGAATACACCTATATAAAGAGGTTTCTTAGGTGCTACATAGACAGCAATAACTGAAGGTTTATAAAAACCTACCTTATCTTTGATTTGTTGTATTTCAGTATGAGTTATTTCTTCTAAATTTTCACTTTTACTATTGGCATATAAATGAGCATCATCTAAATTAGTAGTTAAATGAGCCTCTCCTGAACCAAAGTAACCGGGATCTCGTTTACCATAGGGTGATTGTTTAAACTCATCTCCACTAAAAGTAGGAGATCCATGATATAAAATAATAGGCATTTTCTTTTGTTCCCCATTAGGATATGTCATAGTCCTAGTAGGATGTAAAAGTAAACGACCTTCTCCCCATGCTTCTAACTTCTGTCTATCATTGTAAGGTTTATTAATCTTCTCTATTTCAAGTAGATCTAATTCTTCTTCTGGTGTGAGATTAGCTTGAACTGCTGTCCTAGCTTTACGTGCCGTAGTCCTTACACTTCCTCCACTAGCACCTCCCACTCTCTCAATCATATCAGATATACCGTGTCTTTCAGTTCCACTATATGATTTACTTTTTATTTTTCTCATGTATTAATTTGTAAAAGAAGATTTACCTTTGGATATATCCTTATCACTTGGAAAGGGCATACTTTCCATTAGTTGTTGTAGAGCATTATCATTTACAGGTATAGCAGTAATATCATTATCCTTTAAGAAACGGACAGCTACTGCTAGGTCTGCTGGTTTTGCTTCTCCTGATTGTATCTTAGCAAGTAACTCATCAGCTACTGCATCATATAAAACATTAAGTTTTTTATTTTCCATTTAATAACTCCATACCCAAGGTCTAAGATCTGTTTCGATTGTGTCGAGATGTATGAATCGGGAGTCGTGATTTCCTTTTTGACTTACCCCAATTCCTTTCCAAACACTTGAACGTATCATGGCAAAGCTCAGAACCTCATGAGCAGTCTTACCAGAACAGAGAATATCTACTGCCTTTCCAGTAGTGTGAGGTCCATCAGGTCCAGAAGAACTTACATTCTGATTATGAACTGAGCAGCGATACGCTGAACTCAGGGAAAGAGGTTTTCCTATAGCTTCTCTGAGGTCTTGTAAGGCATCTAAAGTTTTCTGATCAAATTTGTTTTCACCACAATGTGAGCAGGATAACTCTTTACTGCTGAAGTTTTTACTTGATATTCCCATGTTTCTTTATTTTTAATTTATTCCAAGATTGATTCGTTTTATTTAAAGAACGATTACGATTTATAGCCTGTTTTATAGCAGCTTCATGTGTTTTAAAAGTTTGAATTTTTTTATTAGTTTCTGGATCAATATAATTATTATCTTCAATTATATCTTTAGCTAATTTTTCATTAACATATTCTCCATTATAAATAGTAGGAATATTCATCCACCTACCTTTTGAGTCTTGTAATGTTGTGGTACTTTCGGAATGAACTCCTCCATATTGATCTCTATAAACTTTTCTACCATAAGGTGTTCTAAATGACGT